ATGGATACAGATCTTATTTCTTATGAGGCAATGATTGCAGCGCAGAATTCGGCCAGGTGGGCTTTTTATGCGATGCTAGGGACGTGGTTCTCTGGTTTGATAACGCTCTGTGCAGTTATTTACGCAAAGAAAGCGTTAACTACGTGGAAAAAGCAGGAAAAAGTAAAGGTGAAAATGGATTTTAAAAAAGCACTTATACAAGTGATAGACAGCATCATATATATGCCTGATTGGTTTGATATGTCTAAAGCAAGTTTTGGGAAGAAAATATTAACCGCAGGTGAAGCCGAAAGAAGTAAACACTTAGATGCTATAGAACTATCAAACTAGTTTGAAGTTTTAACAAGGTCGATGACCAATGCGCATGGGTGTTGGATTTACTGTGAGCATTTTTTTGATGGAACTGAAGTGGTCAAGGAATGGGAAAATGTTATTGCACTTGTTGATAATTATATAAAAGGGAATGCCAAACAAGATGATGTCATTGATGCCTTGGGTAGTCTTTCCTCAAAACGATTTGTGTTTAATGAATGAATTAGTGTTATCAACCCGCCAATAGCTAAATAAATTCAACCCGGTTGCTTAGGCGGCCTTTTTTATGTCTAAAGGAAATGAAATGGCAAAAAATACTGACTGGGAGGGAATAGAGCGCGATTACCGTTCCGGCCTCATCTCAATCAGAGAGATTGCCAAAAAGTACGGTATTAGTGATGCCGCAATCCGCAAGAGGGCAAAGACTGAGGAATGGGTTCGCACTATTGTTGAAAGTACGCAGTGCGAACCTGATGCGAACCAAGCGGAAAGTCAGGTAGCAAGTAACACCAGTAATATCTTGGAGTCTGAAAAGTTCGCAGAGAGTTCGCAAGGAACCGCAGGGATTCTAAAGCCGCAATACGAACAGTTTGCTCAAAACATAGTGGCGGGTATGCCGATGAAAGAGGCGGCAATTTGTGCGGGTTACTCTCCAGCCCGTGCTGATTCTCAATCATCCATATTGATACGCAGACCGGAAATAAAAGCCCGCATTCGAGAACTGAGAAACGAAGCGGCGTTGCTTGTTTCATTCAATGCTGGACACCTGGCTGAATTGTCGTTTCGTGCTGGGAAGGAAGCGTTAGCAGATAAGAAATTTGGGCAGGTTGCCCCAAATATTAAAAATGCCGCGCAACTTACCGGTATCGATATGAGCAGCAATAAAACTGAGGTCAATGTTGATCTCGCTGGTCTGAGGTATGGCAAGGTCTGTATTGTCACGCCTGCCAATTGCCAGGCTGATGTCTGGTCAACACATATGGAGAAACTGCGCGAGGGAAAACCGGTAGCCCAGTCATCATAGATGGTGTTCTGTACGCTTTTAGTAGTGACTGGGCGACAGAAGTTTTATATGACCGAGCATTAGGTTCTGTTCGCTGGCGTTGGACGTATGGCGGGCGTGGTGGTGGCAAATCGGTAGAGATTGCTCGTGCGCTGGTATTATTGGGTGCTATAGAACCAATGACGATTCTTTGTGCCCGTGAATTCCAGAACTCAATCAATGATTCTGTTCTTGCCCTGCTTGAGGCACAAATCATTGATCTTGGACTGTCCCACTTCTATAAGGTCAAAAACAACGAGATTGAAGGTCAGAACGGCACTCGTTTCACGTTTAAAGGTCTTCGAAACAACATTCAAAGCATCAAGTCGATGCATGGCATTAAGATCTATTGGGTTGAAGAGGCCCAGACTGTTTCGCAAGATAGTTGGGATATTCTTGGGCCAACTGTACGTGCTAATAAATCCGAAGTCTGGGTTTCTTTCAACCCTCGCGAGGAAGAGGACCCGACATACAAACTGATGACCCGGCATCAGGAAGATCCCCCTGACGGCGGCGTTATTATTCGAAAAGTTAACTATTGTGATAACGCCTTTTTCCCTGACGTACTCCGGCAGGAAATGGAATATTGCAAACGCATCGATTATGAAGCGTATGAGCATATTTGGCTTGGGTTACCAAAAGCACTCAGTGAAGCGGTTATCTTCTCTGGGAAATACCGTGTTGAAGCATTTTCTGATGAGCTATGGCTAGAAGCTGACCGGCTTTTCTATGGAGCTGACTTTGGTTTCGCTAATGACCCGTCCACACTGGTTCGCTGCTTCATTATTGGTACCAAACTATATATCGAATATGAAGCCTATGGGGTAGGCGTTGAATTAGATGAAATGTCCCAGTTCTATGATTCAGTGCCACTTTCTCGCAAATGGCCCATTCATGGGGACAGTAGCCGACCGGAGACAATCAGCTACTTATCTCGTCAGGGGTTCGTTATCGATGGTGCTACAAAGTGGCCCGGAAGTGTCGAAGATGGGATCACTTATCTAAAAGGCTTTGAGGAAATCATTATTCATGAACGCTGTCAGCACATGATTGATGAGGCAAGACTCTATTCATACAAGACCGACCGTCTGACCGGTGAAGTCCTGCCGGTGGTGCTCGACAAACATAACCATTTATGGGATGCGGTACGTTATTCGCTGGATGGTTATATCACAGGCAAAAACAACCCACTTCGTATATCTAAAAATCTGTTGGGGCGAATTTAATGTTTTTCAGATTCAGACATAAAAAGAAAGCGGAGGCTTTGCCAGTTGAACAGGATATTGAGCAAGCATCACCTCAGCCAATGAACATACATCCAGATACTGTCGGATCGATAACAGAGAGAAAAGTAGCTCGGCCTGTTGAACCATACAGGCCCCCTCCCGGTGTTGTTCCTACTGAACAGTTATCCGCATTAATGGCAATGGATTCTACACCTTATGAATATATGACGGGTACAGGTGGTATATCGGGAGATGTGGGTTTCCCCGGTTATCCTTATCTGGCCCAACTGTCACAATTACCCGAATATCGGAAAATGGTCGGCACTATTGCAGGGGAGATGACTCGTAAGTGGATAAAGCTAACGTCAGTGGGGGATAATGACAAATCAGATAAAATCAAAGCGCTTAATGAGGCTATTGAAAAATTCCACGTTCGTGAACGGTTAAAAAAAGCCATTGAACATGATGGTTTTTTTGGGCGAGGTCAGATTTACATTGATGTTCGCACGTCAAGAGGCGTGCTTGCTGCAACCGATCCGGTTGAACTTGAGTCTAGATTATTTCTGTCACCCAAAAAAATCACAAAGGGGAGTCTTATTGGCTTTAACGTCATTGAGCCAATATGGACATATCCGGGGATTTATAACGCTAGCAACCCGTTGAGCAATGATTTCTATAAGCCGTCAAGTTGGTATGTGATGGCAAAAACTGTACATGACAGTCGTTTGATTACATTTATCACCCGGCCATTAACCGATATGTTTAAACCTGCGTATAATTTCGGCGGCTTATCACTGACTCAGATTGCAGAGTCTTATGTACAAAACTGGTATAGGACACGTGATAGCGTATCTGATTTGATCCATTCATTCTCTGTGTCTGGATTTAAAACCAATCTTCAATCGACGTTGCAAGGACAGACGAAGAATCCCGATCAGTTAATTTATCGTGCAGAATTGTTTAACAAGATGCGTGATAACCGAGGGGTAATGATGCTGGATAACGAAGAGGAGTTTTTCCAGTTCAATACACCGCTAAGTGGCCTTGATTCACTGCAAGTCCAGTCTCAGGAACATATGAGTTCAGTCAGTAGCATACCGTTAGTGATTTTTACAGGTATCACACCGAGCGGGCTAAATGCGTCATCTGATGGGGAAATCCGTGTTTTCTATGACTTCATTGCTACCTTGCAAATGTTAGTGAAAGATGGATTGGCACGAATGATTGATATTATTCAATTATCCGAATTTGGCGAAATTGATCCTGATATTAGCTTTACATTCGAACCGCTGTATCAAATGAATGATGAACAAAAAGCCAGCATACGTAAGACCGATGCAGATACTGATTCAGTATTAATTGCTGCAAATGTGATTAGCACAGATGAAGCCCGCGAACGTCTAGCCAACGATGAAAACAGCCCGTATCACTCTCTGGAAATCAATGATGAAATCGGCAAAGAAGACGACATCGAAGAAGAGGGCAACACGGAAAACATCATCTGATCCCCTTCAAACACTCCGACAAATTAAACCTAATGCCGGTGTTCGGGTGTGGTACAGCAAGCAGTTATATAAGCTGGTGGATGAGATGAATAACTCGGTGATTTACTGGGTATCCGCCAACTATAAGAACAGCGGTGCAGCAATGGCAATGGATGTTAGCCCGGAGATGTTGATGCGTTCAGCAATGCGAAAATTAACCCGGCGTTGGTTAAAGCAGTTTGATGCTTTAGCTGACAAGCTGGCGAAAAAATTCACGGCTTTATCAATGGACAACATGGATGCCTCGTTAAATCATGCGTTAGATGCGGCACATATTTCGATACCGTTCACGATGACGACAGAAATGAATAACGCGCTACAGACGGTCATTGGTGAGAATGTTGGGTTGATTAAAAGTATTCCACGGCAATATTTATCCCAAGTTGAAACGCTAGTGATGCAATCAGTAGCAAGGGGGCGTGATCTTGGAACGTTGACAAAAGCCTTGCAAGAGCGTTACGACATTACTAAGCGCCGAGCAGCCCTGATTGCTCGTGACCAGAACAACAAAGCGACTTCTGTTATGCAATCTGCCCGGCAGCGCTCAATCGGTTTTAAGACGGGCATTTGGCGGCACAGTCATGCAGCAAAAAAATTTCGTCAATCACACTTGAAAGCGGATGGTAAAGAGTTCGATTTATCAAAAGGGCTTTATATTGACGGAAAATGGATCATGCCTGGTGAAGAAATCAATTGCGGGTGTGGTTGGCAGGTCGTCATTCCTAAACTAACCAACTAATTAATCCGAGAAATATTATGAATCACGGTCTGGCGTTAGATCGGGCTTCTGTACGCTCATACGACAGAGATGGGCGTTTGCATGTTGCTGAAAGTCCTATCTCTAAGGCGACGGTATCATCGTATTACGGAAGAGAAATCCCGAACTGGCAAGGGTTAAGGCTTGATCCTAATCGTATCTACAAACTGTTGCGTGCCCCTGATGAATTAGAGAAAGGGGCTGCAACTTTCAATAACCTGCCGTTATTGAAAAAACACATTCCCGTCACGGCGGCCAAACCTTCAACAGAATTGATTGTTGGTACAACGGGATCAGATTCCATGTTCGATGGTACATACCTGAAAAACAGCCTGGCAATTTGGGATGTTGAATCCATAGCGGGTATTGAATCGGATGAACAAAAAGAATTGTCAGCGGCGTATCACTATGTCGCTGATATGACCCCCGGCACGTATGGCTGCATTCATCATGATGGCGTTATGCGCGATATCGTCGGGAACCATGTCGCTCTTGTTGAAGAAGGGCGAGTCGGTGCAGATGTTGTTGTCTGCGATTCCCTCCCTCTGGAGTTAAAACACATGAAGTTAAATAAAAAAATGGTGGCTGTCGCTGTACGTGCGGCGCTGGGGGCATACTTGCAGCCGAAATTAGCACAAGATGCTGCACCAAAAGAAATTGCCTCATTACTGAAAGCGGGTGGTAGCGCGAAAAGTATAGCGGAAGCGGCGAAAAACAAATTCGGTACACTTCTGGCTCAGGATATGGAAATCGACTCAGCGGAGCTTGCCTCAATCATTGAAGCTGTTGCTGATGATGCGGAGACACAGGAGTCTGCGGAGTTACTCGCGCAGGAAGATGATATCTGTGCGCAAGTGCTTGAACTGCTTGCGGGTAAATTGCCAGAGGAAGACCTGGAAAAAATCCGGGCGTTAATTTCAGGCACTCCCGCGCAAGACGATGATCCCGATAATAAACCAGAACCAAAGGAAGAGGATAGCGTCAGTAAGCCCGCAATGGATGCTGCTATTCGTGCAGCTACTCGAAAGGCAGAAAAAGACACAGTGAATCGCATTAATGCTATTCGCATTGCTGAGGCTGAGGTTAAACCCCTCATCGGTGATGTAGTAGCAATGGATTCTGCTGACGAAATTTACAAGGTTGCGCTTGATGAGGTGGGTGTTGATACAACCGGCGTTCATCCGTCCGCTTATCGCTCTTTAGTGAAAATGCAGATCGGCATAGCAGAGTCAGCAAAACCTAAAGCCCGCCTAGCAATGGATTCTGCTGCTATAGATTCTTTTGAAAAACGTTTTCCCACCGCATCTAAATTAGTGAGGATTTAACTATGGGTTTTCCGAACAAAATTAATCACTATCCAGCCCCCGGCATTGAGGGAGCATTTGCCAGTACTAACCCTAGCGCCACTTTGTTAGCAAGGGACGGCACGCTGATTGCGGGTAACGATGGAGTAACTGTTGGGTGTTTTGCCTGGGTGATTGATGGTGTCGTTTCGAACAAGGGGGTGGGTGCCCCGTCTGGTTTTGTGGGGCGTGACGGACAAGCGTCTATCACTCTTTGGTTGGGAGAAGCATCCATGCTGATCCAACCCGGACGTGAAGTCACTTTATTTACTGCGGGTGATTTTACGGTACGAACAAGCACTCCCGCAAAAGTTGGGGATAAGATTTACGCATCCTTAAAAACGGGTGAGGTGCAGGCCGCCGCAGCGGGAAAAACTATCACTGATTTTATCGAAACTAAATTCGTTGCCGGTACTGCTGCTGGTGCGGGTGAATTAGTCAAAATGGGGACCTGGAGCTAATGAAACGACACACAGATTTTCAATATATTGAAGGGGAATACGGCATTGTAGTACCACAGGCCGTCGATTACTTAAATCCCCAATATGCTCGTAACTATACGTTAGCTATGGATGCACAGCCAGCTATGGTGACCGTGAGTAACGCCGGTGTTCCTGCGTATCTGACTAACTATCTCGATCCTGAGTTGGTTCGTGTGTTGGTCACGCCGATGAGAGCGGCTGAAATTATCGGTGAAAATAAAAAAGGTGACTGGACAACGCTGACAACCCAGTTCCCGGTTGAAGAATCAACGGGTGAAGTGAGCTCATACGGTGATCACAGCAATAACGGCATGTCAGATGCTAACGTGAATTGGGTGGAACGCCAGAGCTATCATTTCCAAACATTTACTGTCTGGGGGGAGCGTGAGCTGGATATGTACGGTATGGCCCGTATCAATCGAGCAGCGCAACTTAACACCGCAAGCGCATTAACCCTAAACAAGTTTATGAACAAGTCTTATTTCTATGGTATTGCGGGGCTTAAAAACTATGGACTGTTGAATGATCCGGGGTTAAGCGCACCGGTGGTACCGGCTGCAAACGGAAAATCCAATGGTACAACGTGGGAAACCAAAGATGGGCAGGCAATTTATGACGATATTTCCCAACGCCTATTTAAACAGCTTACAAAACAAACAGAAGGGTTGGTGGAACGAACAGAGCCATTGAAACTTTGCATGTCGCCAACAGCGGAAGTCAATCTGACAAAAACTAACCAGTACAACGTTAATGTTACCGATCAATTGAAAAAGAATTTTCCGAATCTGACGATTGAAACGGCGGTTGAATACAGTACGGAAGCGGGGAAACTGGTTCAATTGATTGCTGATACGCTTGATGGTGAAAAAACGGCTTATGCCTCATTTACTGAAAAAATGCGGGCACACGCGGTTGTTGTGAGCTCATCCAGTTTTAAACAAAAGAAATCAGCCGGTACGTGGGGTGCGATTATTCGTTATCCACACGCTATTGCACAAATGTTGGGGGTTTAAATGGTGACAGTCATTGTGGGGTGTAAATTGCCTCACGGGTTAACGATTGAAATTGATGGGAATAGCGTGACGCTAAACGGGATAAATTCATCAACAATTATTGGTGGTTATGGGCTGACATATGATGTTGATAAAGCGTTTTTTGACAAATATCTGGAGCTCTATGCAGATACGGAATTAGTCAAAAATGGGCTTATTTTTGCCCAGGAAAAACTCAAAGAGGCTCGGACGGAAGCTGAGGAAAAAGCCGGGTTAAAGGATGGGTTAGAGCCTATCGATCCCCAAAAATCGGATAAGAATATCGAGCAGCGAAAAGAAGAGGATTAAGCTAATGGGCTTTGTTGTCGTTTTTGATGTCGTGAAATTTCGCACTCGTTACCCGGAGTTTTCTTCTATCAGTGATGTCCTGCTGGATACCTATTTTATTGAAGCAACACTCTATCTTAACAATACGGCCCAAAGCCCAGTTAGTGATCTTGAACAACGAATACTGTTGTTGAATATGCTTGTTGCTCATATTGCCGAACTTAATCGTTTATCTGTTAGCGGAACAGCGGCCAATCCGCTCGTGGGGCGGGTTAGCAGCGCAAGTGAGGGATCTGTTTCCGTTTCGGCTGATATGGGCGTTGTGAGTGAACGTGCTGCTTGGTTCTTGCAGACAAAATACGGGGCTATGTACTGGCAGGCAACAGAGCAATATAGAATTATGCGTTACGTCCCCGGCAGCTCTCCCTCTCACTATCCGTCATATTACTATTCACGGACTCAATGGAGACGCTAATGTCGAACAGTATCAAGGGCGGTGATGCAGCAAAACGCTATTTAAAGCAATTAGCCAAAAAGATAGGTGAAGGCAAAAAATTACGTTTTGGTTTTTTCAAAGACGCGACTTATCCCGATGGCACTTCGGTAGCAATGGTGGCAATCAGTAACGAGATTGGCGATCCGAGGCGTAATAGGTCGCCCCGTCCGTTTTTTCGTAACACTATCAACGAACATGCTAATGAATGGGGATGCAGCGTTACGGATGACCGGGGAAGTTATCAAGGGGCAAATTCAACAATCTATTCGTTCTTTCACTTCACCGGGCAATGCGGAATCAACTATAGCTAAAAAGGGATTTGACGCCCCGTTGCGTGACACTAAACACATGCTGAACAGTGTTGATTATGTGGTTGATGGGGGGAGTGAATGAATCTTCATAATATTGTATCTGGTGCTGTCGGGATTGTTAATCCGCACTCACCTGGAGAGATACGGATAAGTGTGGGATATGATATTGCACCCAGTGGTAAGCAAGTCCCGCGCTACATCACAACACCCGTTACCGCACAAATCCAGCCACTGACTTTTACTGATCTACAACATACGAATGGCTTGAATATTCAGGGCATGCTCAAAGCGGCTTATGTGAATGGCAATTTTAATGCCGTCAACCGCCCCAGACAGCAAGGGGGTGATCTGTTGATTATTAATGGTGAAGAGTGGTTGATAGCGCAGATCTTGGAAGAGTGGCCGGACTGGTGCAAATTCGCTGTTACATTGCAGCGAGGGGAACAATAGTGGTAACGATAAATGTAACGCAAGACGATATAACAACCGCATTACGCGGTTTTTTAATGGCCTTAATACCTAGGCGTAGCGTTATTTTGTCTCAAATAAATCGCTCACCGATGCCAGATAGCGATTTTATTGTTATGACACCATTGAACAGCGCTGGTTTATCAACAAGTGTAGTGATCTATAACGCACCAACAGCGGCAGGTATGGGGGAGAATCTAATCACTCGGACGACACGCTGGACATGTCAAATTGACTGTTACGGTCAGTTCGCTCATGAGGATGCTCACATTATTGCAACGATGGTGCGTACTGAATATGCGAGTGAGCTATTCAAGAGATCAGGTATCGATATGGCACCACTCTATGCCAGCGACCCGATTCAGACAACGATGATTAATGGTGAACAGCAGTATGAGTCGCGTTGGACATTTGAATTTACTGCTCAAATCAACCCCGTTGTGACAACAGAACAACTATTTTTCGACAGTATTACTCTGAACACTAAAACAGTGGAGTCTATTCATGGCAATTCCAATCAGTAAAGACGTGAGAATTAATCCGGGGGTGTTGTCGGCAGTGGGTAATGCTGTTGATCTCAATGGATTATTACTGACGGATAATATATATGCGCCTGTTGGTGCGGTGCTGTCGTTCTCGACTAAAGAGGATGTGGCGGCATACTTTGGCGGTGCATCGGAAGAATATAGCATGGCGGCTATTTATTTTTCAGGGTACAACAATTGTACAAAGACACCCGGCCAATTACTGTTTTCCCGATTTAATCGAGCGGCAGTATCGGCCTGGTTACGTTCAGGTTCTTTTAATGGGGTAGCTATTACCGATCTGCAAAAAATATCTGGTGCGTTGAAATTCAATATCAATGGCACAGCAATAAATGCCGCAATCAATTTTGATGGGGTTAAATCCTTTGCGGATGCAGCAAAGAGCATTGAAACCGCGATTGGCAAGACAGTAACGGTTGTGTTCGATACCACCCGTAAGGCTTTCATTATCAATGTCGCCTCTGCCAGCATTAAACCGGAAGATACAAATATCACCTATGGTACTGGTGATGGGGCCGAGGCTCTTAAGTTCACTGGCGCACTAGGGGCAACGGTTTCTCAGGGGGCTACAGTGTCGGCGGTTCCTGATCTATTCGCTGTGATTAAAACGCAGTCTCAGCAATGGGCAGGTTTTACGACGGTATTTGAATGTACAGATGAACAGCATCTTGCATTATCCGCATGGGCTAGTAGTCAGGTATATCGCTATTTCTATGTTGCCTGGACAACAAGCGGCACGGCAAAAGTGAAAGGCAGTCAGGAAACTATCGCCCATAAAATTATTGGCATTCACAGCTACGGGAGTGTCGTTCCTGTTTTCTGCTCTGATAATATGAGACCGGCAGCAGTATTGGGTTATGCGGCGGTGCTGGATTTTGAGCGAACTGAGGGGCGTGTTCCGTTTAAATTCAGAGAATTGAACGGCCTCAGTCCTGATGTGATCGATTCTGATGTTTATGATGCGCTGATTGCTAATGGGTATAACTTCTATGGCAATTATGCCGCCAATAATATCACCGAAAATTATTGGGCTGATGGTACAATAACCGGTGATTTTAAGTGGCTAGATTCCTTCTGTGGTCAAATCTGGCTGAATGCGAACTTGCAAGGCGCGGTTATTGCCTTGTTCAAATCCAACAAGACTATCCCTTATAACACGGCTGGCCGTGCGCTGGTGGAAGCCTCAATGAGTGATGTTATCCAGCGGTTTAAGTTGTGGGGCGGTATCCGATCAGGCGTAACATTATCGGCTGCACAAAAACTGGAAATTATTAACGCTGTGGGATCTGACGTTTCAACGTCAATAATCGCGAAGGGTTATTACTTGTATGTTGGGGAAATGTCTGCCTCTATGCGTGCAAATCGCACCAGCCCAAGCTGTACACTGTGGTATTGCGACGGTGGCAGTATTCAGAAATTCGAAATGGCATCTACGGAGGTTCAATAATGTCAGACACAATCACTTCTGCTGATGCGGTAATTACCCTGACTGTGACCAATTTATACCCGTCTGGTGTGCAATTACAGGGATTTGCCGCCGACAACATTTTCGAAACTGAGGCGTTGGATTTGGCTGAAACGGTACGTGGGGCGGACGGTAAACTGTCAGCGGGTTTTATCTACGGCAATATCAATCAGACGATTCATATTATGCCTGATTCGGAAAGTCGCACTATTTTTGATACCTGGGCGACGACATCACGTACTAGCGTCGCTGTGTTCAGATGTAATGCAACGGTTATTCTTCCGGCTATCGGGCGTAAATACACATTAGTAAACGGCGTTCTGAAGCAATGGAAAACCATGCCGGACGCAGGAAAGGTTTTACAGGCGGCGCAGGCCGTCATTGAGTGGGAATCAATAACAGGTGAGGCGTATAGATAATGGCACGTAAAGAAACCTTCATCATTATGAATGATGATAATCGCGACAAAGGAAAGCTTTTTTACATTCAGGAAATGCCTGCTTCGCAGGCTGAATGGTGGGCTATTCGTGCGTTGATGGCAATGGGGAGAGAGGGGTTGGATATCCCTAATAATTTTTGGGATTTAGGCATGGCTGCATTAGCGGTGGTTGGATTGAAAGCAATTTCTCGCATTGCTCCTGATGAAGCCAGGCCACTACTTGATGAACTGATGGGTTGTGTGCAGATGGTTCCGAATCCGGCAGATAAAAAAATCAAACGCGAATTGATCGACAGTGACATTGAAGAAATTGTTACCCGGCTGAAATTACGTGCAGAGGTGCTTAAGTTACACGTGGATTTTTTCAAAACCGTCAACCAATCGTAATCCCACCGCGCTATTCCAGCATCTCAAGACCATTCGGTATCGTCGGTTATACAAATGTCCCAGGTACAATAGCGACCGTTATCTCATCAGGAAAAGCAATGCTCCATGAGCTGGATACAGTTTATGGCGTGGAGGACCTTTGGTAGTTAATAGAGATTATTCAGGTCGATAATCACAATGCTTACGTTTTACAGCAGGGTAAAAACTGATGGCAAACATTATAGATGAACTTGTTATAACGCTGGGACTGGACGCGGCTGAATTTAGCGCAGGTGAAACCGCTGTGATTGCCGGGATCGGTGGGTTGGCTCAGGTTATGCAAAAACTGGTTGACTCGTTTAATGATGGTGAAAAGAAAACCAGCAAATCATTAGACAAAACCGGTAAGAAAACCGAAAGAGTGGCAAAAGAAATGGAGGCGGCAGGAAAGAAAGCTTCCTCTTTCTTTTCCAGCATAAAGAGCCAGATCTTGGCTTTGGCGGGTGTCACGGTCTCACTCGGTGGACTGAAAAGTTTTGTGACCAGTTTTACCAGCAACCTCAATCAGTTAAGTACTGCCGCTGATGCGTTCGGCATGTCGGCCAAAGCGCTTGATGGCTGGACAAAAGCAGGTCAAGCATTTGGTGTCAGCGCAAATGAGATTGTGGGAGCATTTTCACGCATTAATGATGCTAAAGCCCGACTAAAATCAGGTGTTGCGCTTGATCCGGCTTTTGAGACGCTGTTAAAAACGGCATCACAAGCGGGTGTGGATATTGATATTGCCTCAGAAAGCACCGAATCCATCATGCGTAAGCTGACGGGTGTTTTTCCCAGGCTTAATAAAGATCAACAGCAAGCTTACGGTGGTGAACTTGGGTTCGGGTACGCCGCGCAACAGTGGTTCTCATCCGGTCACGCACTCAAAGATGTGGATAAATTTACAGCCAGTTCGGGTGTGGATGATAAATCTGTTGCTGCCGCGCGTCGTTTTCGTGAACAGTGGACAGAGATAAGCCAGAGTTTTGAGAACACGGGCTATATTCTGTTTAATGCCCTTTTACCATATATCAATGATTTCAATATCTGGCTAAAAAATTTAGCCGATTGGATGAATAAGCATCCAGAAGAGATTAAAAAAGCGGTCAGTGGTTTTCTTGATAAGATGAGTTTTATTATTTCAGTCGCTAATCAGGCCGCAGATGCGGTAGGCGGTTGGGGTAATGTCATCATTGGTCTGATCGGGTTGAAGTTTGCGGGGTGGTTATGGGGAATTTATCGCGCGGCTTCGTCCATGCTGAAAATGGGGAAAGGTGGTGGCGGATTACCAGGTAAAGGGGCTATAGGGAAAGCCGGCATATACGGCGCTATCACATATGCGTTATATGATCCTGTGGAGTCAGCCGCGACTTCGATTGTTGGGGAAGAGACAAAAAATACACTGGATTCATATGGATTGTATCTGGCAAGCGACTGGACGCCTTTTTTTAGTAAAAAAGAATATGAAGCCTATCAGGCAAAACTGGGTGGTAAAGTCTCTCAGCCAGATACGACCATAATCAAGGAGGTCAAAGAGGAAGAAAAACGCAGTGAAAACGACCGTATTATTCGGGCCGAGGATGAACGACAGCAGTGGTTGGAATACAGCAATAATTGGTTAAAAACTGCGTTAGATAAGCTGACCGATTCAATTAATAAACTGATTGATTCGCTCGTTCCTCAAGTTGTAGCCGCTGAAATGTCACCGAACACTACCGGCATGAAATTACTGGGTTGGCTATCACCAAAATTAGCACAACTTGAGCAGCAGTTCGGGTTACCGGTGGGGTTGTTACGTAGTGTTGCCATGACGGAATCGGGAGGCAATCAGTATGCTGTGTCTAAAGCAGGTGCCAAAGGCTTATTCCAGTTTATGCCAGGTACAGCCAAACATTTTGGGTTAATGGATGATGATGTTTTTGATCCGGTAAAATCTTCGGAAGCCGCGGCAAAATATTTATCTCAGCTAATGAGAATGTTTGACGGAGATTTGAGTAAAGCACTGGCGGCTTATAACTGGGGACAGGGAAATGTCATGCGGAAAGGATTGGGCGTTGCGCCAAAAGAAACCCGCGATTATATCCCAAAGGTATTGGCGAATATGCCACAACCGGGGGCTCATGTGGCCGCTCAGCGTTATTCGAATACGGTAAATAACAACCGTACCTCCTCTGTTTCTGAGAGTTATCACATCGGAACTATTCAAGTCAGCTCTGACGCTAACAACGTAAAAGGCGTGGTTAACGATGCCCGGCAGAAAATAGGTGGATCAACTCTGGCAACAAGCTATTCAACGGGGGTAACTGGATAATGGCATTTTCTCTCAATCAAACAACGGTACTTAGTGCGTTCCGTAGCGGCAACCTGCTATCTGCTGTTAACAGTATGATATCTCCTGGATATGGTATTTATTATGCATTCGGGCAGAGAGTGGGTGATAAGCCGTTTACGCCCGCATCATTCATTGCAGTAGAAGTCACACGAGAGGCATCAATCACTACTGCGCCGATAGAGAAAGGCGGCTATACATCATACAACAAAGTGCAGCGGCCCGGTGAAGTCCATGTGACATTTTCGTTTGAGGGATGGACCGGTTTTTCTGGTTCCGTGCCTAACTTAACAAACCTCACCCTGACGTCCCGTTCTGATGTTCTTGAAGCGTTAGATAAGATGGTATCCAGTGCTGAAATTTACGACATTGAAACACCTGATACTACGTACACAAGTTATGATTTGATTAAGTACGATTTTCGAATAAGGCAGGATAACGGTGTTACCTTACTGATTGTGACCGCAGTTTTCCAGGCGGTACAAGACATTGCCGAAGTGAAAATGAGCAGCAATGTTGCTAACAAGTCGAATACAACAAAGAATGAGACAGCAAAAGGCCCAAGTAAAAATACCGAACAATCAACAGGTTCAACAAAACATGCCACACTATCCGATGTCAAAAAGGCTCTGACCGGATTGAAAAAATCCGTTTCCAGTGCTGCAACGCAAGTTGCTGATAAAGTTTCATCCGGTTTCAAGCGTGCAACAGAGACGATTACCGGTCCATTAAATGATTCTGTATTGAGTGCCACCAACCATCTTAATGATGCAGTAGAAGAATTATCGAGGAAATTAGCGTGATTGAAATAGCGATCAGGGCGGCTAAGGCTCAGGAGTTCACTGTGACCTTGAATGAGCAGTCATGCATGATACGCCTCAATCAACGTGGCACAGGTTTATATATGGATTTAACCGTCAATGATAAACCTGTGCTACAGGGAGTTGTGTGCCTCAACTGCAATAAAATTGTCCGTTACAGTTATTTACGGTTCCAGGGTGAATTGTTTTTTGCTGATCTGGATGGTTTATCTGATCCCCATTGGGAGGAGCTAGGGCAACGCTACAAATTATATTACCTTTTTCCAGGAGAGGTGACTCAGTGACGTACAAACAACACAATATCACAGTTGAATTTCAGCTAGTTGACGGCAAGACATTTGATGATAGCGGTAACAATATACTGACTATCGAAAACGCACGCGCTTATGTCAACATGGCGGCGTGGGGCGGCATATCAGGGACACAAATAACATTACAAATCTGGGGCTTAACAACCAGCCAAATGGCAACGTTGAGTTATCGCGGGATCTGGATTGGTAGTGCGAAATTCAACTTAATGCGGGTGTGGGCGGATGGTAATGCTATATTTGAGGGTTTTATCAGTAATGCTTATGCAGATTTTAATCAGTTACCCGATACTCCCCTGACGATAACGGCCAGTATGATGCTTGGCCTAAGAGCAAAGGAAGTTGAACCGTTCACTGCATCGGGAGATGTGGATATTATCGATATTATTACTGCGATGGCTAAAAAAGCGGATCTGACGGTTGAAAATTATGGTGCCACAGGTGTTATCTCCAATCCTCATTATACAGGAAATGTTGTTAATCAAATCCAACAGGTGGCAAATGCGCTAGATATAGACACTGACTTCGGGATTGATAAAGTGACTATTTGGCCTCATGGTCAACCGAAAGTTGAAAAACTGCTATTTACGTCTCCAGAATATGGGCTAATTGGCTATCCCATATTTACTGGCGTGGGAATAACAGCAACTACCCTTTTCAGTAATGAAATTATTTTAGGTCGTAAGGTAAAAATAGAAACCTCTTTGCCGAACGTTAGCGGCACTTATCTGATAACAGGGGCGGAACACTACCTTACCTCCTGGCTTGATGGTGGTCAGTGGCATACATCTTTTAGTGGCACTCCAGTGAAAACAGAGGATAAAAACAATGGCAAAGCTGACAACAAAACCAACGGACATAAACACTGAAGCGAATGCTTTTGATTTTGTCATGAGGCAGTTTCTTAGTCAGCATGTTTTTATCACTTTGGGCCTTGTTATTAAATCGAGCGGGAAAACCGTAGATGTAAAGCCGATGGTACATAATATGACGGGAGCAGGGAGAAAAATCGAGAATGGAATAATCTATACTGTTCCAGTATTTAGTCTCCAGCGTGGTAACAGTGCTGTCATTATGAATCCTGTGGTTGGTGATATTGGTTTAATTGCTATCTGTGATCGTGACATTAGCAGCGTCAGAGCAACAAAAGCGCCGGCGTTGCCGGGCTCAAAAAGAACACACAATTATTCAGACGCAATTTATCTGGGTGGAGTTTTAAACGCAGAACCACAACAATATGTTGAATTCGTAGATAATCAGATAAATATTGTTTCACCGAATAAAATTAACGTAGTCGCTCCGACAACGGAAATTACTTCATCAAATTCAATCACAATGAACTCACCATCTATTATATTAAATGGTGCGGTTATTCAAGGTGGTGGAGGGTAACGGTGGAAATGCAACATTCGATGGAACCGTAAGATAGTTAAAGCTGTAAATAAGGATGATAAATATGTAGAAATGAAGAAACTAAGAAATCTTTGTGAAACCCAGGTAAATTTTTTATTTTTCTCGGTCATTGTTTTAACTGGTAACAGTATTAGTTGAACTGTGAAACTGGAAAAGGTTACGAGTATGTGCGACTTGGAAAAGAGCTTCTTTTGACTGATATAGAGATAGAAGCAATGGTTCTGTACTATAAAGTCAATCACATTGAAGTCAACATTATTTATTTTAGCTGAAGTTTAGAGAATAAAGTATAGAGAACGGTAAGTTATAAACCTTAGTCACGCTGGTGGATATAGCCATCCTTGGTTTGGGGTTAATTGTTAACTCACTTGTCATTGTTAAATAGTGCACGTTTTAATGGCAAGAAAAGTTAAATAGCATATGAAATAATCATAAAAAGCGGTAAGATATATCAACCAATTAAAAATGAGAGATAAAGAATGTTTAATCTTGAGCAGATCGGGCATGTGGTAAGAAATAGCATGCAGATTATTGTTGATGAGCTTAAGCTTAACCTTGCTGTAGGGGATATCTCTAATGATGATTACAGAATCCTTTCTCGCGGATACGGCGAACTAAACTGGGATGAATGTTTGTCTAGGGTAGGAAACAGAGAAGATAAATTTGAATTTTGCTTAAAGCTGGTAGAATGTGGAAATGTGCAAGGACCTCCTTCTGGGCTAGCTTTATGTACATATTCCATTGATGAGGAAAGTTTTGAAATTCATATGATAGAGAACTTCTATCGTGATGACGCAAAACACCCTTTAAATGGGAAAATGTTTCAACTTACTCTGATGGCTGCTTACATGTTTTGTAAATCTGCACAGGGTAAATATATCCGTATCATTGAGCCTGTTGAAGAAGTAATCTCCTATTACTCATCTTATGGATTTAACATGATGAAGTGTGGTTACATTATGGAGGCTGATATTGATACGTTTGAAACAATATTCAAGACAATCAAAGATTGATAAAAAAAAGACTAGACACTAGAGTTTATAGTGATAGCATACGAAAACTAACAAATATTAGTTTGTTTTTTGTGCAAGAGAAAACTTTGTTAATGTGAACACCCCTTATGGGCTCAGGCTCAAAGCTATTGGAGAGAAAATCTCTTAGGAGTCATTATGTCAAAGCAGAAAGCAGCCATTAAAGATATCAAAAAATTTGATACGCAGCAGGTGTATACTGCTGTGGGTGGAGCTATTGACTTGTTGATAAAAGCTGCCCCAAAAATGTTTGAGCATAAGCCAAAAGTTGAGCTTCAAGGAAAGCGTAAGAATCATCGTCAAGCTGCTTAAAATTTTTTGAGTAGTCGTCAATAAACCCGCCAACAGTGCGGGTTTTTTCATATCTACACCGCTTAATTGCGGTTTTTTTATTTCCATAGGAATCGAAAATGCAAACTCGTTCATTTCTTCTTGATACCGAGTCATGGGATTTAACGTTAGATGATTCTGGAAATATCGCCATTAATGATAATCCCTATTCTGTAGCGCAGGATGTCGCTTGTGCCTGTAGTACATATCTGGGTGAGTGCTGGTATGACACAGCATTGGGTATTCCTTATTACCAGCGAATTTTGGGATATTGGCCGGGAACTCAGCTAATCAACAGCAAAATGCAACAAGAAGCAATGAAGTTACCTTATGTTCAGTCTGCCACTTGTAAAGTTATAAATGGAAAGGAGAGAGCTATTGCGGGCATGATGACAATAACGGACTCGAACAATCAATCAACGGTGGTAAATTTCTGATGACTAACTCTGTAGTACTGACAACAAGTGTTCCAGGTGTAACCTTTACAAAGACGGGTCTAACTGTGCCCGACGAGGTTGATATTTTAAATGGGCGGCTAAATGATTTGGCTACAGCAATGGGTGGTGTAATGAGTACGAGCTTAACAACACCGCAAGGTCAAATAGCCATGAGTGATGCGGCTATCATTGCTGACAAGAACGATCAGTTACTTGCTATCGTCAATCAAATTAATCCGGATTATGCAACCGGACGTTTTCAAGATGCTATCGGACGAATTTATTTTTTAGATCGAATTCCAGCATCGGGAACAACGGTAACAGCAACATGCACTGGGTTAGTTAATACAGTTATTCCAATTGGTAGTATTGCTCAAGATAAAAAAGGGTATCTTTATCATTCAATAACAGAGGTTAAGATCCCGGACAGCGGCTCTGTTGATGTTGTTTTCCAAAACTCAACATCAGGGCCGTTAGCATGCCAAATTGATGACTTGAACACGATTTATAGCTCGGTGCCCGGCTGGTCTGGTATCAGTAATGCGAGTGCTGGCGTACCTGGTACTGATGAAGAAACCCGCGCTAATTTTGAGTATCGTCGTAAACAATCTGTTGCTAAAAATGCGACAAACTCATTACATGCCATTTATGCCGCAGTATTAGAAGTAAATGGTGTGGCAGACGCATACGTTATTTCAAATGATACATCGGTAGTAAAAACGGTCGGGGTATCAAAATACAGAATGGTGCCAAACTCTATTTATAGTGCTGTGTATGGGGGAAAGACTGAGGATGTCGCTAGAGTAATCTGGAAGAAAAAGCCTCCAGGTATTCCTACGAACGGAAATACAACTCACACAATTGTGGATGATGAAAACTATGTTCAGCCTTACCCCGAATATGAAATTAAATATGTGATACCAGCGCCCATTCGTGTCTATGTTGACGTCTCACTTGCTAATAGCGATTACCTTCCTGCTGATATTGAAACACAGGTTCAGTCAGCTATAGCGCAAGCATTTAACGGAGAAGACGGTGGAACCCGAGCAAGAATAGCATCTACATTATTTGCTGGTAGATATTATTCAGGCGTTTATAACATAGATACATCGAGTGTTGATATTTACAATATTACGCTTAGCCGTGACGGTATTACTTATTCAACATCAATTAGTTTTGGTATTGATGAAATCCCAACGCTTGACGTTGATAATATATCTGTGAAATTAGTAGGTTCATAAATGGAAAATGTGGGAGCAACTATTCTTGCTCAGTATGCCGCTAGTCCAAAACTCAACTCACTTATTCGAAGTTTCAATGCCGCTGTTTCCTCTTTTGAATTTATTAATACATTTTACGATCTGATTTGGAATATTGATACAGCAAACACTTACGGGTTGGATGTGTGGGGAAAAATAGTGAATGTCAGCAGGCGGCTGACTGTTAATGAAAATGTAAAATATATAGGTTTTGGTGAAGCTTTACTGAATGTTCCGACAACGACAGATCCAAATCCATTTGACCAAGCACCATTTTATTCCGGGGAGTCAAAAACAAAAACTATTGAGCTATCAGATCAGATGTACCGAAAGCTAATTATGATGAAAGCCATGTCAAATATATCTGACTGCACTATACCAAACATCAACAGAATGCTTGTTTATATGTTTAACGATAGCGGACGTGCATATATCACTGATGATGGAAATATGAAGATGAGTTATGTATTTGAATTTCAGCTATCAACAGCAGAATTAGCAATTGTTCAAACATCGGGAGCACTGCCTTACCCGGTTGGTGTCAGTGTCGCAATCGTTCAAAGGATACCAACAAATGAAATCAACTGAAAAACCCACTCTTATTACGGTTCCGTTCGCAAAAGATGGTAACTATAACGAAATTGCAACAAAATCTACTGAAAGCAGTCTGGCGAAAGGTATCGCTACGTATCAGAGCGGTTTTCCCCCGTTAACGATGACTGCAATATCTGCTGGTGGAGTTCCTCCATCCGGCAAGGATATGAACGGGATATTGAATGATATTACTACCGCAATACGTTATTCAATGTCTGGTGGCTTGTATTCGTATAATGCTGACTTTAGTGCTGCCATTGATGGTTATCCTAAAGGGGCCATTGTTGCCAGTTCTGATGGAAGTAAAATTTGGTGGAATGGGGTAGAAAATAACAATACAGATCCGGATAGTACATCAGTTTCCGGTTGGAAAAATCTACTAGCAGATCCTAATGGGTTATTTCTACAGAAAGCTAATAATTTATCTGATATTAATAACAAAGCGACAGCGCGTAATAATTTGGGACTGGGAGAGATTGCAACTCAAGATTTTATTCCTGGCGCCACACTCACAGAAAAAGGCATCACCCAACTTACAGACAAGACAGGTAACAGTAATACCCTTGCAGCAACTCAGAAACTTGTTTCTGATGTGAATGATAATGCCAATAATAAGCTCGCTAAAAATCAAAATGGTGCTGATGTTTTCAATAAAACTGAATTTGTAAAAAATATCGGTTTATCGGAAATGGTGGAGTTGGCTAAAGGGGCGGTGCCGAATAGCCGGAAAATTAACGGGAAGCCGTTGATCGGGGATATTAGTCTGAATGCTGGGGATGTGGGAAGTTATGCTAAATCTGAGAGTGATAATACTTTCTTACGCATTTCTAGCAATAAAACCGCAACCGTTGGCAATTTACTGATTGACAGTAAAACTCCTTTTCCTAAATTGCGTTTCAAATCGAAAGATGGATATATATTGGGAATTAACGGTTCTGAAGGGAAATTGTTGCATATCTATTCTGACGATCCCAAGAATCAGCGGCGTTACAATATATTAACGCCTGAGAGAAGTGGTACTCTTGCATTACAAAATACAGCTATAAAATCCGAAAATGGTTGGTGGCAATGTGGAGATACGGGGGTAATTATTCAATGGGTTAAAGTCCCATCAGCTCAACAATCATGGATAAAGGTAAATTATCCAATTTCTTTTAAAAATAAGCTTTTTGGCTATGTTGCAAGTATGTCGAGTATCAATACATCAACTGGCCACACATTAGTACGTAATGCAACACTATCGACATTTGAATATCAAGCAGGTACTCCCAACAATGATGAGAATCCAGGCAAAGTTGTACATATATTATTTTGGGGGGTATAAATGGTCTATTTCTCCAGAAAAGAATGTGTTTTTTATAATGAAGCTCATGAAGAGTGTGTTGAAATAACAGTAGAAAAACACAATGAATTGCTTGACGGTCAATCACGCGGGTTTGCTATCGTCAGTGATAAAGAGGGTTATCCAATTCTTACAAAGCAAGCACTGTCTGTTTATCACAAATGGGATAGTGAAAAGTGGATAATATCAGAAAGTGATAAAATAAAGCTTAGACGGGAACAGCAACAACAAGCAGAACATAAGAAACAGCAACTTATGTTCACTGTAAGTAAACAGATCGCTCCGTTACAAGATGCTGTAGATTTGGGGATGTCGAGTGATGAGGAAAAATCGCTGTTAGCAGAGTTAAAAAAATATAGAGTATTATTGAACCGCATTGATGTTAATTCAGCGTCAGATATTAACTGGCCCGAAAAACCCTTAGAATAATGGAATCAGGGCCAATTGAACGTTTAGATAAGTCTAATCAAATATGGCTTTTTTGCACTACTCTGACTGAATCGTCCTCAAAATGTTGGATAACCATCCAACATTTAAAGGTGTAGTCCATTTATGTTTTAGTCTATTAGGTAATCATCAACCCACCAGGATAATACTTAATCCAATCAATAGCAGCACTGGGGTTAAATGGCTCAATGCTCAGTCCTTCCAGGCATTGCCAGAGTTCCTGGGTGTTCTGGGCTGTAATAACAATACAGTCCGGCATCACCCGGATTTTTAGTGGCATTCCGAAGGTAAATCCCGCCTCCTGTAACCATTTTCCTTTTAAAGAAATGCCGTTTTTAGCTACCTTGCCAAAACGTTCAGCTTGGGAAATTCGGCGAATTGTTTTATTATCGCGTTTAGCCAT